ACGATAGTGAAGACTATGCTGGGATAGAATTTTTAGATATTGAGGGTGGGACTAGTAATAGAGCTTCTTTTACAGGAGCAAATAGAATTTATAAAAATTTTACTGCTGACGATGATGTATTATTTGGTGGTCCTAATGATTTATCTGGATTAAACTGGGACCCTGCTAACCAAGCAAATTTTGGATTTAGTTTTGCTGCTATTGATGGTAGTGGTGCCGCTAACGCAGGGGTAACAAGAGGTATAAGAATGAAAGTTTATTATCAAATAAATAACCTTACTAAAGTAACAATAGCTTAAGGTTTTTAAAACCTACTAATATGTATATACAAACAATAAAATTAAAAAAGTTATGGCCATTAAAGAACAAAACACAGTAAAACTTACAACTGAAGAAGTTACAAAGTTAAATGAACTTCGCATTACTTCTAGCGATTTAACATTCCAAAGAGGACAAATTGGCATTGCAGAAGATAGTTTAAAAAGACAACTAAACACACTAGCAGAAAAATTTAATGAATTTTATGCTGACGAAAATAAAACTTCAAAAGAATTATTTGATAAATACGGAAAAGGTGAAATCAACCTTGAAGAAGGTATATTTATTAAATTCGACGAGGAATAATTTTTTTCGGAATATTTTTTATATTTATTGCCAGCAACAACCTTGCTGGCAATTTTTTTTGATATTTATTACAAATAAACAACACAAGATATGGCTGAAACATTAGTATCACCCGGCGTATTACAAAGAGAAAACGACCGTTCATTCGTAGCTCCTGCTCCTGTAGAGGTAGGAGCCGCAATAGTAGGACCAACTGTAAAAGGTCCTGTAGAAATCCCAACAGTAGTTACCTCGTTTGGTGATTATAGAGAAAAGTTTGGTACAACTTTTCTTTCAGGTAGTGACCAATTTGAATTCTTAACTTCTATTAGTGCACAAAAATATTTTGCTGAAGGAGGAACTTCATTATTAGTAACTAGAGTAACTCCAGGAGCATTTACAAAAGCTACATCTACTAGAATATTAGCAAACAGTGGAAGCGCTACAGGTACTTTCTCTACTGCTTCATTAGATTTTTCGGGTAATATTCCGGGTAATGGAGCTGGCTTAAGAATAGTAGGATCAGATGATCTTGTTGATTTTATTATAATATCAGGTTCTGATACAAATGCTGATGCACCCGGATTTAATACATTTACATACACAGGTACAGGATTACAAGGATTAGTAGATGAAATCAATAATACCTCTGGACTTAATGGTACTTTAAGCGCTTCTCTTGTTGGAAACGTAGTTGGTTTCTCGGGATCAGCAGTAGGATCAGGGTTAAATGGTTCTGTTATCCAAACAGGATCAATTACTGATCTAGCAACTGCTTTAACCTCTAGTTTAAATAATGTAGCTACATTTGCGGGTGGGGCAGCTACAACTACTGCTATAAATGATAATAACAATATTTCATTTACTATAAAAACTATAGGCCAAGGTGAAAAATTCAATAGTGCTAATGATGTAGACCCTGATTTAATTGAAAGATTTACAGACGGTGCTTTAAAAACAGGATCTATAGATAACTTAAGATGGCAAGTATCTAATGTTAATAATAATCAAGGTACCTTTACTTTAACTGTTAGAAGAGGAGATGATAATACTAGAAATAAAGTTATATTAGAAACCTTTACTAACTTATCATTAGACCCAAAAGCCGATAATTACGTAGAAAGAGTAATAGGAAACCAATTCCTATCAGTAGATACTACCACAGATCCTAGCCAACCATTAATTAAGTTAAATGGTGACCATCCTAACAGATCTAGATATGTTTATGTACACACTGTAAGTAAACAAACCCCAGATTATCTTAATTTAGATGGTTCAGTAGGTTCAGATAAAGCAGGTAAATCATATTCGGCATCATTACCTTTACCCGCTTCAGGTGCTTTCCATGGTGCTACTGGTGATATACTACCAAGTAGTGAAGCAGGATTATATTTTGAAAATATAGGATCAGGTAATATTCAAGGATTAGAAACTAGTGATTATACACAAGCTATTAACATCCTTAAAAACACTGATGATTTTAGATTTAATTTAATTACTGCTCCAGGTATTAATAGTAAAAACCACAGTACTACATTTAATAGCTTAATTGAATTAGTAGAAGACAGAGGAGATTCATTCTTTATAGGAGATTTAGTCCCCCATGGTGAAACTATCGCTAATGTCACAGCTGAAACAAATAACTTAAATACAAGTTTTGCTGGTAGCTACTGGCCTTGGGTTAAGGTAAGAAGTACCGAATTAGGTAGAGATGTATTTACTCCAGCTTCTACAGTAATGCCTGGTGTATATTCATTCAATGATAGAGTAGCTGCTCCTTGGTTTGCACCTGCTGGATTAAATAGAGGTGGGTTAAATGTTTCTCGAGCAGAAGTAAAATTAACTTCAGCAATGCGTGATACTTTATATGATGCAAGAGTTAACCCAATAGCTACATTCCCAAGAAATGGAGTAGTAGCATTTGGTCAGAAAACATTACAGAAAAAAGCAAGTGCTTTAGATCGTATTAATGTTAGAAGATTATTAATCAACTTAAAGAACTTTATAGGAGATACTTCAAAGAACCTAGTATTTGAACAAAATACTTCAAATACTAGAAATAGATTCTTAAACACAGTTAACCCATTCTTAGAAAGTGTACAACAAAGACAAGGATTATTTGCCTTTAGAGTAGTAATGGACGAATCTAATAACACACCCGATGTTATAGATAAAAACCAGTTAGTAGGTCAAGTATTATTACAACCTACTAAAACAGCAGAATTTATAATATTAGACTTTACTATATTACCTACTGGAGCAACTTTCGGAGAATAATATATGTATAATAAACAAGAATAAACAACAACACATATTATGGCAATATTAAGTTCACAAGAAATGTTCTATCAGGCTTACGAGCCTAAATTGCAGAATAGATTTCTATTTAGTATAGATGGTATTCCTGCGTATTTAGTTAGACAAGCAGATAGACCCAAACTTACTTTTGATGAAGTGACTTTAGATCACATTAATATCAAAAGGAAAATCAAGGGTAAAGCAGATTGGCAAAACATCAACGCTACCCTTTATGACCCAGTAACTCCCTCGGGTGCACAAGCAGTAATGGAATGGATACGTTTATCCCATGAGTCTGTTACAGGTAGAGATGGTTACTCTGATTTCTATAAAAAAGATGTTAGATTCCAAACTTTAGGTCCTGTAGGTGACGTAGTAGAAGAGTGGACCTGTAAAGGTGCTTTTGTCACAAACGTAGACTTTGGATCAGGTGATTGGACAAGTTCAACACCTATGGAAATCCAGATTACTATGAGAGTAGATTACTGCGTACTAAACTACTAATATTAGCCAAATATTATAAGAGAAGGGGATTGCTTTTGCGATCCCCTTTCTTTATCATATATGTATATGCAAACATATAAAGTTATGGAAGAAAAAAAACAGTTATTCCCTACGGAAGAAGTAAGTTTACCCTCGAGAGGTTTGATTTACCCGGCAGATAATCCCTTATCTAGGGGTTCGGTTGAAATGAAATACATGACAGCCAAAGAAGAAGATATTCTTACAAATGAAAGTTACATTAAAAAAGGAGTTGTAATAGATAAATTATTGCAATCACTAATTGTATCTCCTATTAATTACAATGATTTAGCTTCAGGTGATAAAAATGCACTCTTAGTAGCTGCTCGAGTATTAGGATATGGTAAAGATTATAAATTTGATATTCAATCACCTACAGGTGCTAAAATATCTCATACTTTAGATCTTACAGAACTTGAAGACAAAGAATTAGATGAAAAACATTTGCTAAAACCAAATACAAATGAATTTTCTTTTACATTACCTGTCCTTAAAAAAGAAGTTACTTTTAAATATTTAACTCATCGTGATGAGAAAAAAATAGATGAAGAACTAAAAGGTAGAAAAAAAGCTAATCAAGAAGTAGGTGAATTAACTACTAGATTAAAACATATTATTCAATCAGTTGATGGTGATTATGAGAAAAAAACCATCCGTGAATTTGTAGATAACCAATTGCTCGCTAGAGACAGTAGAGCACTCCGTGAACACATGAAAAACATCGGTCCAGATGTCGATATGACATTTGAATATGAAGATGAAAACGGAGATATGCAGAGAGGGGTCAACGTGCCATTAAACATCACGTTTCTTTGGCCTGACGCCTGAATATAAAATGAGTGTGTACAATGAAGTACACGATTTAGTATATCACGGGGGTGGTGGTTATAGTTACTCTGAAGTATATAATATGCCAATATACTTAAGGAGATATTCTATTACAAGAATAAATAACTATCTTAAAGAAAAAAAAGAAGCCGAAGAAAAAATAATAAATGATGCTAAAAATAACCGTAAATGGTAAGGTGCGCTAGCACCTTTCATTTTTTTATATTTATAACATATTAGATACCTATGGGATTAGCAGACGACATAAGAGATTTAGCATCAGCAGGGGGAGACTTTGATGATCTAATAGATAAGGTTAAACAATTAAACCAAAGCTTGACACAAGGGGATCTTGTATCTAGTGAGAATCTTAAAACCATTAGAAGTATAGGTAAATCATATAGTGATCTTTACCAACAAGTTGAAAGAGTAATTGAGGGCACAGCAAAAACCGCTCAACTAAATGATAGAGCTGCTAAATTACAAGGAAAAGCAAATGAACTTATCGCCAGAAAGGGTAAGTTAATGGATAGAGCTAGAGCAACATCAGGACAGTTATCAAAAGATTTTAAAGCCCAAGCAGCTCTTGTGCAAGATGCTGCAATAGCAGCCCAAGCCCAAGCAAACCAATTTAGAAAACTAGCTGTCTTTAATGATCAATTAAATTCAAAAACAGCATTTTTTGATAACGTTGGGGGCTTATTGTCGGGCATCCCAGGATTAGAAAAAGTTGGTGCTGGTTTTAATACTATAAGTAAAACTATAAGAAAAGTAGCTGTAGGAACAGGGGACATAAGTAAAGGTATAGAAGCTGGTTTTAAAGCCGCAGCAGACATAGTAGGTAAATTACTTGTAGTTCAACTATTTGCTGTACAAAAAGAAATTGTACAATTTGCAAGACAACTTAATATAAGTAGGGTTGAGGCAACAATGTTAAAATTTGAATTTGCCGGAATAGCAGCCTCATCTTTTGATGTAGCTATTAATTCTGTTAATATAGCTAAATCAAATGCTTTAATTAATAAAGAGTTAGGAACCGCAGCGGTATTTAGTGGTGAAATTTTAAGAACAACTACTAGGTTAACTGAAAAACTTAAACTATCAGCAGAATCAGCAGCTAGTCTAGCAGTTCAAGCGGTAGCCTCCGGAGCATCATTAAGAGAAACAGAAGAAAATGCATTAAGTGCTTCTTATGCACTGCAACGTTCAACTGGCATAGCTTTAAACAACAGAGATATATTAGAAGCTACAGGTAAAGTTACAGGACAAGTTAGAGCTAATTTAGGAGCTAATCCTGAATTAATAGCTGAAGCAGTTACTAAAGCAAAATTATTAGGTCTTGAATTAAATAATATAGCAGCAACTGCTGATGCACTCTTAGATTTTGAAAGCAGTATAAGTGCAGAATTAGAAGCCGAGTTATTAACCGGCAAACAACTTAATTTAGAAAGGGCAAGATCGCTTGCTTTACAAGGAGACTTAGCAGGGTTAGCTGATGAAATAACAGCTCAGGGCATTACGTTTACTGAGTTTAATAATATGAATGTTCTTCAACAAAGAGCTATAGCTAAATCATTAGGAATGAATGCAAATACTTTAGCAGATTCCTTACTTACACAACAAGCACAAAACATGTCAAGAAAAGAGTTAATAGCTTTAGGTGGAGAAGAATTAGCAAATAGAGCAGAACAACTTAGTGCACAAGAAAAATTAGCGGCAGCAACCCAACAACTTACAGTATTTTTAGGTGAAGTAGTAATAATTCTTACTCCAATAGCTCGATTAGTAGGTTTTATAGCTGAAATTTTTACTTCACTTCCAGGTAAAATAGCATTAGGTGCTATAGCTTTAGGTAAATTATTACCTTTATTAAAATCAGGTTTTTTAATGACAGCAGCAACTACAGTAATGAATGCTTTTGGCACCCTTCCACCTCCTTTTAACATAATTGCTGGTGTTGCGACATTAGCCGCTGTAGCAGCTGGAATCGCCAAGGTATCAGGTCTTCTCCCCGTGGATGACTTCGCAATGGGTCCTGTAGGTAGAAGTAGAATTCTTACAGCCCCTGAAGGTAGATTAGCTATAAATGATAACGACACTATTATAGCAGGAACTAATTTAGGTGGTGGTGGAGGAGGAGGAAATAATAATCCCCTTAATGAAGATAGATTTGTATCAAAATTAGCGGGAGCTATCAATAATAAAAAAGTAGAATTTGACTCTTACGCTGCTGCAGGACCGTCTGCTATGGCGGCTACAGATGCAAGAAGAGAAAATAGTACAATTAGATTCTAATATTTAATATTTATAATAAAACAACACACAATGGCATTAGTAGATAAAAAATCACTTTACGACTTAGTCCCGGGAAATGGTCCTGTAGGTGAAATGAGTAACTTACAAGGTCCTGCTTTTGCTAATCCTATACAAGGAATAGGCATACACCAGGGAGCTTTAACTGACTTATATGAAAGCAGTGTACATAATATTAATTATGGCCCTATGCAAAACGACTTAGATGGTTTAGAAGGACCCTCGTTTGCAAACCAAGAATTAAGCACAGGTATACACCAAGGAGCTTTAGAGGGCATTTATAATAGTAGTGTACATAATCTTAATTATGGCCCAATGCAAAGAGACCTAAATGGCTTAGAAGGTCCGGCATTTGCAAACCAAGAATTAAGCCAAGGAATACACCAAGACGCATTAGCGGGTATTTACCAAAGTACTGTTCATAATATTAATTATTCTATGACTTTATATGACTTAAATGGTGAAACTCCTGAACAATATTTAGAAAACTTACCTGAAGGGTTAGGAAGTCTTATAGGATAATATGGCATTAAAACAGCTATTAATAGATCAGGGAGATCTTTTTAGACAAAGACTCATAGAACCGGACTACACCCTACCACAAGATACAAATACTGCCCCTTTAATAACTAAAAGATTATTAAGAGTAGAAGAAGAATTAAACTCAGGATTACGTTCGGGTATAGATAATATTTCTGATAATTTTATTAGAGGTGGTGCTATATTAGCAGCAGAACGAACATTAGACGATACTAAAAGAATAACTAAGTTTTTACTTACTGGTGAGGGTATATCTTTTATAGCTAAAGAAGCAGCAATACAAAGAACTAATCCACAATCTTTAATTTCTCCTACTAACAGAACTAGAACACCTGTTAATTTATTAGCCCAAATACCAGCTAATTTAGTAGGTATAAATGTAAGAAGAGACGGTTTATTAGATACTGTTTTTGAAAGTAATTTCAATTATGATTCTGAAAGAGGAGGGAAAAGAAGAAATAAAAAGTATGAAGGTCAATTTAGAAATATTCTAAAAGCAGATGCTGCATTACTTGGCGGTGGTAGAATAGACGATATAGGACGTCTAGAGGAAAGCGACCAAGACCATACTATATTAGGTATATATAACGATTTTAGTATAGGTTCTGGTTTTCCTGCGCGCCAACGAGAAAATCGTGGTAAATTTGTATCTATTGGTGCCAAAAATGATATTAAAGAATATAGTGGAGGTGCAGGATCAATATTTGGTATTGGAAGGACTACTATTAAAAGATATACTGATTCTAATGAACTCTTCGAAAAATCTAAAGATGAAATAAGAGATGATTTTATTCCTTCGGAAAGAACTAGACAAAGATTTGCTAAAAGAGATACTTATAACTTAGGAGACCCTGGCACTAAAGGATACAGTCCCGAAGCTAAAAATTATAGTGTAGTATTAAAATCTATTACACAAGATAAATTAAATTTAGTAGATGAATTACCTAGAGAAAATCAAAACGATGCTGATTTAGTAGGGTTAAAAGATTTTATTAAATTTAGAATCGCATTAGTAGATACATCTTTTCCTTTAAATGATGAAGTGTTATTATTTAGAGCATTTTTAGAATCTTTAAACGATAATTTTAAAGGTGATTGGAATAGTTTCCAATATAATGGTAGAGCTGAAAACTTCTATTCATACTCTGGTTTTGATAGAGATATTTCGTTTAGTTTTAAAATCGCTGCTCAAACAGCAGAAGAATTAAAACCATTATATAGAAAATTAAATTTATTAGTTGGTACAACAGCCCCGGAATATGCAAATAGACGAATGAGAGGTAGATTCTGTAGATTAACTATAGGTGATTGGTGTTATGAATTACCAGGATTTTTCCAAAGTGTAGGGTTACAATGGCAAAAGAACTATGCTTGGGAATTAGATGAAGCACCAAACCATTTTGACCCTCAATATCCTGTGTCACAACACCCTCATGTTTTAGATGTAAATTGTAGTTTTAAACCTATACACGACTTTACTCCTGAAAACCTAGTAGACAAACCATTTATTATAAGAGTAAAAGGCCAAAAACCACCTAAACAATTACAAAAGGTAAATGAAAGCCCTGCAGGTTTTAGCGAA